TAGCCTGTCCTTACAGGTCAGGATTTTCCCATGGGCACCCAGGTTCTCGACGCCTTCCTTGTCACCTTCGGGATCGACACAAAGCCGCTGGAACGCGACGAACGCGAGGTGCGCCGGCGCACCGATGGCCTAAAGGATTCGACCAAGCGGACATTCGACGACATGGAGGTTCGGGGCAAATCCCTTGGCCTCACCTTCCGGAACGTCCGCAACGAGCTTGCTGGAATGCTCCTGCTCTTCACCGGCGGCAAGTCGATGCTCGACTTCGCGACCGGCATGATCCGGTCTGAAGCGCAGGCCGGGCGGCTGGGCGCGACCATCGGCGTCACCACGAGCAGGCTGATCGCATGGCAGCAAGCGGTGAAAGGCGTCGGCGGCGCGCCTGGCGAAGCGGACAGCGCGCTCCAGACCGCGGCGCGCTGGAAGATGGACTGGAAGCTCTCGCCCCAGAACGTGCCCCAGGCGGAGCTTGCCCGTCTGGGCATCAACGCAAACGACCTCGAGCGGGCGTCGCCCGATGAGCTTCTGATGAAGCTCTCAGCGGCCAGGTCGAGGATGCGCGCGACCGAATTCGCGAATCTGCTGCAGCGCGTCGGATTGCCCCAGAGCGTGATCTTCCTGCTCGACCAGGGCACCAAGCGACTGCGCGAACAGATCGACGAGCACGAGCGCAATGCCAATGTCACCGAGAAGGACAGCAAGGCGGCACAGGAGTTTCAGGACAAGCTCGCCAAACTCGATTCGTTCGTGCAGGGCACGCTTCGGCCAACCCTATCGGGCCTGATCGACCAATTCATCAACGTCGTAACCTGGCTCGACAAGAATAACGCGCTAGCGCCATTGGTCGTAACCGCGCTCGGTGCCATCGCAATTGCTGCGGTAGCGGCAACCGGACCTTGGTCCTTGCTCGCCGGGGCTATCGGCGCGGCCGTTCTGGCATGGAAGGACTTCAATGCGCTCCAGAACATGTCGAAGGCGGAGCAGGATGCTTTTGACAAGCGCGGCGCCGAACTGCGCGAGAAAGCCTGGGATCAACTGAAGCGCGGAGACATTTCGGGGTTCCTCGGGACGATTGGCGAAGGCTTCACCGAGCGAATGGATCACAGCCTGAACGGCAAGCCATGGTCCGGGGGTAGCGCCGGTACGCCGATTCCCCAGAACGGGCCAGTGTCCGACCTGTTCAACGTGCTCGAACGCGAGTTAGGAACCGAGCGTGCCCGCGGCATCTGGGCAGGCATCGGTGCGGAGAGCGGCTGGGATCCCAACGCGAAGAATCCCACCAGTGGCGCCTATGGCCTCGGGCAATGGCTTGGGTCCCGAAAGAAGGAGTTGTTCAGGCGCTACGGCACCAACCCGACCGCCGCCCAACAGATGGAATATCTGATCTGGGAGTTGAAGGGAGGCGACCGTGGCGGCTCCAAGGTCCTTGGCACCACGACGGCCGATCACGCCCTCCTGGCCTATATCACCAGCTTCATGCGCCCGGCAGCAGGCGCCGAGACTACCGGCGATATCGCACGCGGCCGGCAGTATCTCTATGGCCGGGGCAGCGCGTCGCGCAGCAGCGGCGACGTCAATATCCAGACGATGACTATCCAGACCCAGGCCACCGATGCGCAGGGTATCGCGCGTGACATGCACGGGGCTCTCAAGGCTCGTAACATCGTGACCCAAACCGACGCCGGGGTCGCACCCTGATGGCCGGCCCGCTCTATCCCGATGTCCCACGCACGGACGGCGTGCCGCCGGTTCGCCGCACTTCCGACAATGCCGGGGACGGCGCCGAGCCTAAGCTGACCAAGGATGGCGATTCGGTGAACCGCGCCACTTCGGGGGAGTGGGGCGTCTACACCAGCGATGGCGCCCTCGCGCTCAAGCCAGATAACATCGTCTCGGTCGCGTGGTCAGCAGAATATCGCACCGCCGACTATCCGCTCGAGCGGGGGGGATTCGAGAGCTACGACAAGGTGGCGCTTCCCTTCGCCAACCGCGTCGTCATGAGCAAGGGCAACTCGCTTTCCGAGCGGCGCGAGTTCCTCGCCGCCATCGAGGCGCGTCGCGGCACCACTGACATCTTCAATGTCGTGACGCCGGAGGCGACCTATCTGGATGTCACTTTCGAACGCGTCAATCTGGAGCGCAGCGCCAGCAACGGCGCCGGCCTCGTCACCGTCGAAGTCACGCTGCGCGAGGTGCGCCAGAGTATCAAGCTCAGCTTCTCGAAGACCAAGGACCCGGCGAGTGCCGATCCTGTCCATGACGGCAGCGTTCAGGCCAAGCCGTCACCTGCACCTACGGGGGTGAAATGACGTTAGCGAGGGAGAACGATGAGGGCGGCAGCGGCGGCGAGATCGGCGGTGGTGGCTCGTCTCCGACGCCCATCCCCGGTGCAACACCCACGCCGACACCGGCAAACGAAGCGATCCTTCCCGACATCGTGGCCTCTAGCGTTCTATCCGGAAGCACGATCAGCTATTCGGAAGTTCCCCTCATCGCGGCACCATCACAGGTCCTGAATGTTCAACTAGGACTCCAGAGTTGCCGGATCGCGGTGTACCAGAAGCGGACCGGCCTATATCTCGATCTTTTTGTCGTCGATGTTCCGATCGTCACGGGCGTGCTGTGCCGCGACCGCACCTTCCTGCTGCGCAACGCCTATCTGGGTTTTGCCGGCGATCTCGTGTTCGTCGATGGCCAAGGGCTCGACGATCCCGAATACACCGGGCTAGGCACGCGCTTCTCCCTGCTCTGGGGGCACGCATGACCTTCGCGAAGCGGCGCATCGATCTGGAGTTCCAACTCGGCCTCGGCGCTTTCGGTGACGGCGGCCTAGACACCGTGCGCATCTCGGGCCTGCGCTGCTCCGCTAACATCTCGAAGACCGGCGGCAACATGGCCGAACTCGACCTGCGCGTCTGGGGCCTGCCGCTCGACATCATGAACAAGCTGACCGTTCTCAACACGGTCGCCTACGAGGAACAACGCAACAACCGAATCATCGTCTATGCCGGCGACGAGGAGAGCGGGATGTCCGTGTGTTTCACCGGCACGATCCGCGAGGCATGGGCCGACGGACGCAATGCGCCCGACGTGATGTTTCACATCGCCGCGTTCTCCGGATTCTTCGAGACGATCAAGCCGTCACCTCCGGTGAGCTATAAGGGCTCTGTATCTGCGGAGATCGTGTTCCAGGGCATCGCGACGCTGATGGGGTTCAGCCTCGAAAACAATGGCGTTACCGGCAGCATCGAAAACCCTTATTGGCCAGGCTCCATCGGCGCACAGTTGAACAAGGCGCTGGATGCGTTTCATGCCGATAGGCTGGAGGATGCGGTCAATCGCGTGCTCGCGATCTGGCCGAAAGGAGGTTCGCGCACCGCCCTATCAACCATTCGCATCGCGCCCGACAGCGGCCTCGTCGGCTATCCCGGCTTCACCCAGACCGGCGTGCAGTTCCTCAGCGTCTACAACCCCAACCTCGTTTTCGCACGCCAGGTCGAGATCGAGAGCGATTTCAAGGCCGCAAACAAGACCTGGGTGGTCGCGGCGGTGTCGCACAATCTGGACAGCAACATCCCGGGCGGACAGTGGTTCACCGAAGCGACCTGCAGCTTGTTCGGCCAGCCTCTGGCGCTGTCGAGCTGATATGCTGGAACAGCGCGCCTATACTGGCCAGAGCGACTTCTCGTCATCGTTGAGCGATGTCGGACGCATGCGCTTCCTCGTCCAGCAGATGATGACCGGCGTGGCCACCGCGACGCTCGTCCAGGTTCGTGCCGTCGACGGCGATACGGTCGATGTCCAACCGATGATCGCGCAGATCGACGGCGCCGGCAATGCGCTGCTCCACGGCACGATCCACGGCCTGCCCTTCCTCAAGCTGCGGGCCGGGGGCAGCGTGATCGACCTCACGCCGAAGGTTGATGACATCGGCCTCGCGATCTTCTGCCACAACGATATCTCCGCGGTGAAGAAGACGAAGAAACCCGCAGCGCCTGGATCGCGGCGCCGTTTCGATTGGGCTGACGGCGTGTTCATCGGCGGTCTTCTCGGCGGCGCGCCGACACAGTTCATCCGGCTCGATGACGATGGCATCGCGATCCAGGCAGCGGCGGGGAAGGCCGTCCGGATCAAGTCGTCCGTCGCGGTGCAGTTCGAAGGTCCGGCAGACACCGATACCGAATATCGGGTGGACGGGGTAAAGGTGGTCGGCAACAGACAAGCCACGATCGCGCCGCCGAGCGGTGGCGGGACGATCGATGCCCAAGGGCGCACCGCCATCGCCTCGATCATCACTGCATTGCAGGCGCACGGCTTGATCGCCTGAGCCACCGCTCGGCGCGGTATCGTAGATTACATGGCCACGACACTGCTGCTCGACCGGGTGACCTGGGACCTCTGCGTCGATACCGCGGGGAACATCGCCGTCGCGGCCGAGCCCTATGCGCAGGCGCAGGACATTGCCTCGGAGGCCCGGGTCTTTGCGGGTGAGTGCTACTACGACATCACTCGCGGCGTTCCCTATTTCTCTGCGATCCTCGGTCATTTCCAGCCCGTCCAGATCATCAAGGAATCGCTGGCCCGTGCGGCCAAACTGGTGCCCGGCGTGATCGTCGCCACGGTCTTCCTCTCTCGGCTCCAGGGCCGGGAGATCGCGGGGCAGATCCAGTTCACCAGCGATTCCGGGCAGGGGATGGCGTCGCTATGACCACGAACGTCCCGCTTCCGACCTTCACCAATACCGGCATGGTGGTGCCTCAGGAGAGCGCGATCCTTGCGGGACTGTGGGCCGATTTCCAGGCAGCGTTCGGCGGCAATCTCAATCAGTCGGTCGCGACCCCACAGGGCCAGCTTGTCAGCTCTCTCGCCGCAATGATCGGCGCGCAGAACGATGTGCTCCTTCTGCTGGTCAACCAGGTCGACCCAGCCTTCGCCTCTGGCAGGATGCAGGACGCGATTGCGCGATTCTACTTCCTGTCGCGCTTGGGCCCGATCCCGACCACGGTCGAATGTAACTGCGTCGGCGCAGCTGGAACGGTGCTGCCGGCTGGATCGCTCGCGGTTGCGGCCGATGGAACAATCTACCAGAGCCTGGGGCTTGCTACGATCCCGATCTCGGGGACGGTCAGCGTCAGCTTTGCCGCACTCGATCCCGGCCCCATTCCGTGCCCCGCCGGCACGCTCAACACGATCTACCGCATGGTGTCGGGGTGGGACTCGATCAACAATCCGCTCGATGGCGTGCTGGGTCGCGCGACCGAGAGCCGCGACGACTTCGAGGCGCGCCGGGCAGATTCGGTGTCGCTCAACTCGATCGGGATGCTACCCTCGGTACGCGCCGCTGGACTGAACAATGTGCCGGGTATCATCGACGTCTACGTCACCGAGAACCCCACGGGCAGCGCGGCGACGATCGGGGGCGTATCGATCGCGGCCCGGTCGATCTATGTCGCCGCGGAAGGCGGCACCGACGCGGACGTCGCGCGCGCGATCTGGAAGAAGAAGCCGCCGGGGTGCGGCTGGGTCGGTAACACCACAGTGACGGTCCAGGACACCAGTTCGGGCTATGAGCTGCCCTATCCGTCTTACACGGTGAAGTTCCAGCGCCCGTCGGCGCTGCGCGTCTATTTCGCCGTCGAGATCGCGAACAATGGTCTCGTCCCTGCGAACGCCGAGGACCTGATCCGGGCCGCTATGGTGGATGTATTCAATGGCACATCCGGCGGCCGGCGCGAGCGCATCGGCGCAACGATCTTCGCGCTGCGCTATGTCGCGGCGATCTCCGCGCTTGGCAGTTGGGCGCAGATCATCTCGATCACGGTCGGCGCCACGACGAGCCCCACGGATACCGAACTCAGCGTCCAAATCGACCAAATGCCGAGCCTGGACCTGGACGACATCGACATCACGCTATCATGACCACGACGCTCTATCCGGTATCGAGCGAATCGGTCGCTTGGCCCGGCGACAGCGGCGGCGGCCTGGTCAAATCGTTCGATGCCCGCGAGACCATCATCAGCCAGTACGCGAACAGTCCGATCCTGCTCGCCCTGCTCTCCTCTCTCGACGACGCGATTGATCCGCAGCCGGCCATCGACGGCTTCTATGACACGATCTGGAACATCGACACCGCGATCGGTCACGGGCTCGACGTGTTGGGCCGAATCGTGGGGGTCCGGCGGACGCTCTATCTGTCGGAAGGTCCGTATCTGGGATTCTCCCAGTCCTCGGATGCCGTCCCATTCGGGACCGGCATCTTCTATGGCGGCGGTGCGATCACCCCCAACTATCAGCTGACCGACGCGGTGTACCGTCAGGTCATTCTCGCCAAGGCTGCATTGAACATCACCGATGGTTCCTCGGCTTCAATCAATGCGATCCTGCGTTCGCTATTCCCCGGCTACGGCAATGTCTGGGTCCGCGACAACGGCAACATGACCATGACGTTCGTGTTCGGGGCGCCGCTCTCTAAAGTTGATTACGCGATCGTCACCCAGTCCGGGGTGCTCCCGAGGCCGGTTGGCGTCTCGTTCGATGTGGAACAGCCCTGATGCAGCTCAGCGATCTTCCGTCCCGGTTCCCGATCCCCTTCGGCAACAACGCCGGGGCGAGTTACATCCGCGCAATTCCGACCGACGCACAGACGCCGACTCCCACGGATGCTCCGGCAAGCCTGCACGACGGATTTCCGCCTGAGACGTTCCAGCCCGAAGGCTCCGGCGGCATTCCGCCCAACGGCAAGGACGTGAACGGCATCCTGTACCGCCTCAGCGCCTGGGCGCGCTGGGTCGCTGCCGGCGGGGCCGCAGTGTTCAACTCGGCCTTTTCTTCCGCGGCTGGTGGCTATCCCAGATTCGCTATCCTGGCCTCGACCACGCCGGGTGTCCTCTGGCAATCGACTGCCGACAGCAACATGACCGATCCGGATGGCGGCTCGGCGGCGAATTGGATCCCGCTCACGCCGACGCGGCAGTTCAAAGACGGCATCGTGTCCGCGACGCTCACTGCGGGGCCGGTCTATGCCGTGAACTTCGACGCTCCGTTCCCGACGGCATGCACATCGGTCAACGCCGTGGGAATCAACGGCAATGCCTCTGGAGCCCGCGACAACTTCATTCAGATCGTGTCGATCTCGTCCTCCGGCTTCTCTTATGTCGTCCAGGCGACACAGACCGGCGGTTCCAACACGCTCGATGGCATCTCCTGGCAGGCGTGGGGCCGATGAGCGGGATCGGCAATGAAGCCCAGGTCCGCGTCATTGCGGAGCAGTTGTTCGAAGCCTGGAAGCTCGAGCAGGCCAGCCACGCAGGCAAGCAGCGCGCAATTTGGCCCGCGTGGCTTGGGGTCGTCCTCGCAGTGGTCGGGATCATCTTCTCTGCGGGAAGTTTGCGCAGCGATGTCGCGACGGCGGCGGTGCGGATCGACAAGATCGAGCAGCGCGCCGACGGGCAGGACAAGGCGATCGCACAAATCACCGATCGCTTGGCGCGGATCGAAACCAAACTGGATCTGATTCTCGAGAACGGGAAAGGGAGACGATGAAGAGCCAACAGGACATCGCCGATGCGATCGCGGATCACGCGCGCGGGCTCTCCGTCGATGGCAAGCTCGTCACCGCAGACGTCGCCGCGCTCAACGCGCTCGCAGCTTCGCTGTCGTCGAGATATCCGGCGGCGCCACCAGCGCCGTCGGTAGCGCCAGTCACCAATCTCACCGTCAACATCGTGCTTGAGGTCGCGCACCACGAGGCGATCGTCCAGGAGATGTACCTCGATAGCGAAAGTGTCCGGACCTGGGCGATGGGGGTGACGAACGCGAGCGGACACAATGTCGACCGCTACAAGGACAATCCGCAGCCCATGCGGAAGTGCGTCGAGGTATCGGTGTGGCTGATGCGCTCGAAGTATCTGGTCGAGGTGCTGCGCGCCTTCGGCGGCCGGCCGCTGACGGAGGCGCAGCTCGCCGCCGCGCTCTTGTTCCACTGGAACACCGGCGCGATCGAGCACACCGACTGGGTGAATCTGTTCCTTGCGGGGAAGTCGGTGGAGGCGCGCGCGTTCCTCATCAGCCACTATCTCAACGGCGGCAAGCTTGCCGCGCGACGGAAGGCGGAGGCGGCGCTGTTCTTCGATGGCGCCTGGGCGAATGACGGCAAGACCACCGTCTATGAGGTCTCGAAGCCCAGCTATGCGCCGAAGTGGTCGAGCGCGCGCCGCGTCGACATCTCGGCAGACGTCGCCGAGGTATTGGCGGCATGAACATCCTCAACGCTCTCAAGGGCATTGGCGGCGATTACGAGGTCCAGCGTGTCCTCGGCGCGGTCGGCACGCTCACCTACACCTTCAGCGTGCCCGTGCTGGTCGCGACAGGCGTGATCAAGGATGTCGATATCACTGCATTCTGCCTCGCCTATCCCGGTGGCCTCGCCGCGTGCATCGGCGCCACCGCGGGCGCGATCGCCCTGAAAGACCGCCAAGTTGCGCAGGCCAAGGTCACGACCGCGCAGGCGGATGCGGTGGCACAGAGCGGCGTGCAATGACCCGCGCCCTTACGATCACCATCGGTCTAGGCCTCGTTGCGCTGCTCGCGGTCCTGCTCCTGCTCAACCAGTGCACTGCCACGCGCAATGCCAAGACCGAGACCAGGCTCGCCACCGGTCAGGCCGGCGCGACGCTCGTCAGCGGCAGTGATGCAGCCACCACCGTCGGCAACCGCATGGACGCAGATGCGGCCACGGACCAGACGACCCGGGAGAATACCAATGCGATTCGCCATGCAGAGGGCGCCGATGCGCCAGTTTCTGCCCCTGTCAGCGCTGCTGCTCGCGCAAGCCTGTGCCGCCGGGCCTCCTATCGTGGCAAGCCCGAGTGCGTGCAGCACCCTGATCCCCGATAGCTGGCATAAGCCGGTCCCGGGCGCGGAAATCCCCAATGGCGATACGGTGGGCGAGTGGATCGCCTTCGCCGATGCGCAGACCGGGCAACTCGATAAGGCTAATGGCCGCACTGCGGATGCTCTCGGGATCATCGAACGCTGCGAGAAACGGGATGCCGCAGCGGTGAAGAGCGCTCGGCCGAAGGTGCTCGGCATCTTCTAGCATAGCCCGGCGCTTGCGTATTCTGTTGCGACGAGCCCAGCCTTTGTGCGACTTTCTCCGCGAGGGGGGAAAGAAATGCTCAGCAGGATTTACGCCAAGGCCACCTTCGCATTCTACCAGGGGCGCGGTGGTATCTTGCGCAGGTCGCGGATCCAGCACAACGGCACGCGGTTCACCATGAGCACGCGGACCGGCGAGGAAACCCACCGCGCCGTTACCTTCTCCAACAAAGAGCCGGAAACGCTGGCATGGATCGACTCCTTTGTCGGAGATCGTCCGGTATTTTATGACGTTGGCGCCAACGTCGGTGTGTATTCCTTGTATTGCAAAGCGCGCCATCCCGAGAGCCAGATTTACAGCTTCGAGCCCGAGGCGCAGAGCTTCGCATCGCTTTGCCGGAACATCGCGATGAACCGGTTTCGCCAGATTCAACCATTCCAGATCGCGGTTGCGGGGAAGACAGGGCTCGGCACCCTTTATGTCGCCAGCCTGTCATCTGGTGCCGGAGCCTCCGCGCTGGAGTCGGAGTACCAGTTCCTCGACGCCAGGGGTGGCGGTTTCGAGCAAGGCATCTTTCACCTATCCCTGGACGCCATGGTGAATCAGTTCGGACTTGCGCGGCCGAACTATCTGAAGATCGATGTCGATGGGCTCGAGGAGCAGATTCTTGCCGGCGCCGCTGATCTTCTCTCGGCGCCCGAACTGCGCGGCCTTCTGGTCGAGTTTCAGTACCGCGATGAGGCGGAGATCGAGCAGCCGATCGCGCGCCTGAAGGCGCTTGGGCTTGAACTTGCGGAGCGCAGCGATTGGGTATCGTCAGCTGCGGGCCTGAATTCGCGGAACTTCATCTTCGCACGCTCTGCTTGATCATCCGGACTTGCCCCGAGGTCATCCGGCAAACGGGATTGATGGACAAGCCCGAGGGGTTAGGATCGGCAGCAGGGCCCTAAAGGCTCACGCTGTCAATTCTTCAGTTCGATCATCACTGGAGGATCTTCGTTGCTCGAGAGCAGGAAGTCTGCGGCCGCCATCAAAGCAACCGGATCGCCGTGCGTCTGCAATTCCATGTCGCGGATTTCGCCGGCGTCCTCCCATGCCTCGCGGAGCGCTTCGGACCGGTCCACGATCCTGGCCTCGTAGGCTCGGAGGTCAGACCACGCGCCGTCAGGGACCGTGCGCCGGCCGACTGCCCAGTTCTTCACCGTATCGAGCCGGGAGCCATGAAGCGTTGCGGCCTCGGACTGTGATAGTCCGAGGCGGGCGAGGCAAGCGGCATAGAGCGTCTTCATATGGGAAGCTTTCCGGTTCGGATGAGCGCGGCGAGCACTTCGACAGCCCCTCTGCCTTGGGCAACAATGACGTTCTCTACACGTGCCATCTGGTACGATATGCGCGCCGAATGCATCCGCTTCACTTCTATATAGAGATCGGCGTCGGGGAGATAGAAATCGAGATGGGGAAACCTCTCTTCGGTCTCGTATTCGATCCGAGCGTCTTGGAGCGCCTCAGCGATAAGGCGCCCCATCGGGTCGTTTGGCAACGAGGGCGGCGAGGTCATCAGATTGAGAAAGCGTGCGGGACGCCGGTCTTGGTGTGCAGTCCGCGCACCTCAAAGTGCGTCTCACCATCATCGGATTCTTCCAGCATGCCGGCGGCATAGCGCTCTATATCGAAGCTGGGCTTCAGGACCTTGGCGATCTCAGTGACGATCGCGGCGAGTTGTTCGTTGTAGGTCATTCTAGGTCTCCGTACCTATCGCGGTTGGCCATCCATCCGCTCTGTGGCTTTTCTATGAACACCTTTAGTGTTCAAGTCAACAGCTATTCTCATCATCAACCCCAAACGCCGGAGAGCTTGCCCCGACTCGAATGTTCCTGCGATGTTCCCACGATGGACAGGTACATCGCCCACCTCATCGGCCGCTGAGCAGGCGTGAAACCCTGGCTTGGGGCGCGGCGTGCCGGCGGGTTCGATTCCCGCACGTCCAGTTCGTCCACGACGAAATGGGTTGAGACGACATCGGTCCCCACCTCGAGCTTCCCGAGCAGCAGCCGGACCGACCACAGCCCATCATGGGGCACCGGTCCGCCAGCAATCGGAACTCCGCAGAACGACGTCGCGTCTGCGCCTGCGAGGAGCGGGCCGACCTGCCGACGAAACAGGTCAAGATTTCGCCCCGCGCCGCGTGGTGGTCTCGGCTTCATTGACGAAGGTGAAGTGGCGCTCGCCGGGCCAGCGCTCATCAGCAATCCGATCCGCCTCCCGGATCAGGATGGAGGAGAGGTTGCATCCGCGATTGCTGAAGATGAAGCACTCCACCCCATCCTGCTCATCCTGGCGGAATTGCTGCCGGCGCCAGCCGAAGAGGGCGCAGCGATTTGGCGTGGAAAGGATGATGCGCTCGCCAGGACCCCCGAACTGAAGCGTGCCACGGGCCTCGCGCCGCGCGCGGCTCTTCGTCGAGCTGTAGTGGGCGTTGTAAATCTTGGCGGCGACGGGATCGCCATCGAGAATTGGCACCCACAGCCCAAGGTTCAGGAGCCGCGTCATGCCTCCGCGTCCCACTCGAGCGCGACCTGCCGCTGATCGATCGCCATCGCGGCGCGGATTGGGCTGACCCAGATCTCCTTCGACGAGAGCGTGAAAGTCTCGCCCAGGCGCGCCAGCATCAGCGTCTCGAGGATCTCCTCGGCCATCGCTTGCGCGGCCTTGGGCGGGACCATGTTGCCGATCCATTCGCGATTGACCGCGTCGGACCGCCCACGAAGAGCGAAATCGCTATACTCCTCGTTGACCAGCCACATGCCCGTCGCGCTGTCGAAGCTGAACACCTCCTCGGGGATGATCCAGGACTGGAGCGAGCCGAGCTCGAGCGTCGTGAATGGCCGGTGCCAGGTCTCGTCAGTGCTGATGATCCGGCAGACCAGCCGGTCAGTCGGTTTCGGAAGGATAATCGGATCACTGTCGAGCCAGATCTGCCGAGGATCCGCGACATTGCCGGGCCCATTGTCATGCGCCAGCGAAGCCGAGACCGTGCCGCAGGTCGCGCGCCAGGACACGACACCATAGTGGCCGCAGGTCTGGTAGTGTTCGCGGCGCTCATCGGCGACACACGGCTGGCCGCCGGTGACCGAGTGGACCGCCCCCGGCACGGCGCCGGCGTTGTTCCCGTAAGGAGTGACCCGCATCACGTTCTCGTGCCGGCCGTTGCCCCACTTCACGCGCGGATCGGCGACCGCGAACGCCCCGTCGCCGGTTGTCGACGCCCCGATGACGGCCCGCGATGACCGGCTGAACAGCGTGACCTTGTATTTGGTCGTGGTGTAGCTG